GTTCATCTAGGATTGTGCATGTCACTGGCACCCTTGGGTCCCTCCAGAAGCTCAGATCACCATCACGGTTTCTGATTCTCGTCCTAACATCTTGAAACTTCTTCTTTCTAGATAGAAGCAACTAAGTTAATAGTTAATGCTATTATTAAATTGTTACTATTGTATGCTCGAAAGCATTTGTAAATATCATTGACTTACATTTATGTTTACGAATTAAGTTAATGAAATTAGACACGGTGAATGCGGCTGTTGATACAACTGTACTTGCCACAGACAGTGTCGTGCCACAAGCAGACACGGGCGTAGCATCTTTTGCTTCACTATCTGTGAACTCCATTGAACTAATAAACATTTTCTTTTGTGTTTCATTAGTCCAATCAGCTGCATAAGATTGTGCATCTTCAAGTCTCATCCTAGTATCAAACATACCTTTAACTTTAACATTGTCTTTACAGTTCATTGCTATTTCATATCTAAGTTCAATACTATCTACACATAGGAATACATAACCTGATAAGGTTTGTCCTTCCCACTTATCATGTTTCTTTATTTCACAAGTTGGATTAATATCTTTAAGTATTTCTTCTAATGCATCTGTTTTCTTCATACCTATTTGATGATGGAAATATAATTGATTAGTTATATTCTTATCTTCAACTATATCGAAGTCCCAGATGTGTACTCTTTGTACACCTAATCTAACTAGAAGTTCAGCAACTCTTGAACCCATAGCACCTATACCTATAATATGTATAGCACCTTCGTAATCATTAATAGGGTCGAAGAACTCTAACGATTTACTTAGATTCATTATTGATTTTACCTCCTTTAACTGCTGTGTCTATTATATCTTTTAAATCTTCTTCAGTAAAAACTTTTTCTTTCATTAACATTTCAAAGAATGAACATAACATAACTTGTATTGTTATACTATTTCCATTGATAAACATAGCACTACGGTCTCTACCTGGTTTCTTTTCTATTTTAATTATACCTTCATCTTTAATATAGTCTTCAAAACTTTTTATTGTTTTCTTTTTAAACATCATTCCAATCATCCTTACCTTTCAAGTCTTCCTTTTTATACATTCTTTTTGATGCACCAAAACATACCTTTTCACATTCATAATACTCTAACATATAATATACATATGCTGGAACAAATTTATTTTTAGGTGCTTCAATATAAAGTATGTCTCCTACTTTACTTGCTTTTGTTTTTTCCATTCTTTACACCTCTCTTATTTCTTATATTAGTATAGAAGTTATCATATTCTCCTTCATACTTTCTTCCATATATATCTTCATACTCTTTTGGTGTTACATAATCATAAAGATTAGGGTCCCAAAATGGTAACTCATCTTCTTCATCGTCATCATATATAGATACTTGTTTTGTTTTCTTAGGTTTAGTTTTCTTTTCTTCCTTATTATAAGATGAGTAACCGTAACCATATCCATAATTGTTTGTAACTGGTGTTGGTTCTTTGATTTGTGTTTTGTTTTCTTCAAACCAATTAAGATATGGTACACCATTTTCTTGTATTAATTGTATAGGTACATCAGTATATAAAATATTATTTCTCATATCATAGAACCTAGTTGTATATTCACTACGTTTATTAGTTATAGTTATAATAAAGTAATCATTAACTTGACTAAGTAATTCTTGATAGAAGTTTTCATCTACACCTGATGGACCTGTACTCATATTAACATGAGAGTGACCGTGAAATCTTTTATGATTAACTTGTTCGGTTGTAAGACTCATTTCAAATTCAAATAATCTATCATCATCTTGTTCTACTGTAGCACCTGTTACTTTTTGTGGATAAACTACAATGTCTTCAATGATATAAGTTGATTCAAGTCCAGGCATTTGATTAACTATACCGTACCATCCTACTTCTTTATCACATTTATCTACTAACATACGCATCTTTATATATGCATTAGGTGTAATAAATACTGTAGGTTCTACAATATTTTGTTGTTCAATATATTCATTTAATATATCTTCAATGTCTAACTTTAGTTCTATCTTAGATGTATTCATAAATAAAGTTGTATCATATTTTTCTAATAACTTTTCTTTTACTTTATCTTTAACTGGATTAAGATTAATTAATTGTTTCTTCATTATAAATCCTCCGCTTCTATTACATTAACTTGTTCAGGTTCAGTATCGAATGTACCATTTAACCATTGACCTAATGTATATAAGTTACCATCTTTCTCTAAACATTTCATACTTAAATAATAATCATTACCTCTATCGAATGCTTGACTTAACCATTCAAACCATCTATTACATACAGCACCATCTTTAAAGTTCATACTTCTTGCTGCTGCCATTGCTATATTAACAAATAAAGTTAAGTCTTGGTCACGCATTGCTTTAATTAATTGAGGTTTATAATCACCTAGACATTGATAGAATTGGAAGTGTGGATTAAACATTGCATTTATATCCATACAATCTTGTTCATATATTGAACCAAAGTTTTGGAAGTTTGCTTCACTTGTATAAGCATAGTAAACATCTGTTCTAATATATAGTTTAAACTTTTGTTCAATGAATATATCATTGATGAAACGTTTAACATTCTCACTACCTATATTTCTTATTGCACATTCTGCTTCATCTGTATCGAAGTAGTCTAGTGGTACTCTTAATATTATTTTTATATTGTTATTATTGTAAGTGTTTAAATCATAAACACCTTTCATCTTTGTAACTGTATTAAGTTCGTCAACGATTACACTTTCTCCTGCTTTATATTTTTCTATTAATATATCATACTCAGTTATCTTTTTAAGTGCGGCATCATAAGCTACTAGTGCTTGTTCTGCACTGCGTCTATATTCTCTTACATTATTCTCAACAAGTTTAACTCTTGCTTCTGCAATCTTTTGGAATAAAGTTTGATATCTTATTTCTCTTTCAAGGTTTTTATATTTCTCTAGTTCTTCTATTACTTTAAACATATTCATAGGTTTAACATTAGATATTCTTTTAACTTGTGAACGATTAACTAAACACTTGAAGTAATCTATTTCTTCTTGTGTAAATTTTTCTTTCCAATCTTCAAAGAATACAGGTACTAAACCTAATGCTAAGAATGTTTCTGATTCTTGATCGATATCTGCATAGTCAGTCAACATTAAAATTATATGTTTAACTTTAGATTTGAAAACTCTGATGTGTTGTTTAATAGCACGACCTTGTCTTTCAGATTCTCTTAATGATGTTTGTTCTACACATTTATTAAACAATGAACTGATGCTATCATCTTTATATTCTTTCCATAAATCTGTGTCAATAAATGGATATTCAAATTCTTTATTCTCTAATGTAGTTCCTGCTAAATAACATGTAATGAATAAACATTGAGCATTAGTTGTTTCATTAAATACATTTAATAGTTTATCCTTAATGCCTTCTATTACTTCGTTCTCTCTGCCTTCTGCATCTTCATCATAACAAAAATATTTTCTTTCAAATGGTATATGATTCATGTGTAAAGGTAGGTCTGCATGTATCATTGCTGTTGGATTTCTAAAATAATAAGTATGATTCTGTAATCTAATACTACCACTATCTCCACAGTCTAATCTTTCAGGTGTGTTTCCGTAATAGTATTGATTATTATAAGTATTCGCATACTTATATGTTCTTAATTGTAACATATCAATAACTCCTTTCAATAGTAAAAAAGGAGAGCAAAGTCTGCTCTCCTGTCAGTGTTTTAACTAAGCATTATTTGCTTTAACTACAGCAATTAACATACATTTTTCTGTAACATTCATATCAGATAATGTCTTATCCATATCGCCTGCTTGTAATGAAGCCCCATCTAACATTACTTGAGCAACTGAATAATCTACTGCATTATCTTCTAGGATATCTCTTAATGTAGTTGCTGGTGAATAATTCTTTTCAACTCTTTGAGTTGTAGTTCCAACGATTACTCTTATCATATCTTTACTCCTTTATTAGTCTAAGAACTCAACGTCTGCATTGATTTCTTCTGCTTCTTCTAAGTATTCTTTTACTTGTTCTTCGATAGCGTTAATCTTAACTAAGATAGAAGTGATAATATTTTTCATTTTATTTTTCTTTGCTTCTTCAGTGTCTGCATCTACAGTAATACCTGCGATTGCTTTACCATCTTTGAAGATTGCACCGTAACTAGTAATTGAATTACAATCACCAGTTGCAATTTCATATAAAACTTTATCTGCTTCTTCATCTTTTAAAATCAATACAGATGGTTTTAGAATGCTAACCCTTTCTATGTTTTCATTAGTTAAAACATCACTTGTGATGACAACTTTGTCATCTAAAACTTTTGCTTTTGCCATGTCCATGACCTCCTTTTTTTATAGACATCTATATTAAACTATCAGTTGGGGAGCCGATAGGTTAATATCTAATACACACTTTGTTGTGCGATAGCAACAACAACAAAGCACTTACGATTTAATCGTTTTATTATCACATCCATTGTACATCCCGCAATGTTGACGGTTAGGCTACCATCAGTGACTTGAGTTGTTTAGGTACACTCATACAATACTTATCATCCAAATAAGCAGTAGCTCTAGTCCTAGTCACAGTGACACGTCTGCTAACGCCATTAGTATATTTATCTACTAGCATGTAAAGGAGGGTAGAAAAAATATATTTATTTAACTTCCCATTCGTAGATAAATAACGCTATCATTAGTGATACAGATTAACAACGACTATCTTAGATAGGCTTGTTAATACACAGGTAATTACTTCACGTACCTGCCGTGAGTACCAATAGGTACTATGAAATATATAACATAGAAAGTCAGAAGGATGTTATACACTTCATACTACCTATTGATAGGTAGTAATTTTATTTATTTATTTCTTCATCTATTTTATCTATTACTTTTTGGAGTTCGTCTTTCTTAGGATTGTCTGGTAACTTATTTATTTCTTTATCTATTTTATTAATTACCTTTTGTTTACGTTGTATTGCAAACTCTTTTCTTTGTACTTCGTTACTTGCTTGTTTAACTTTCTTTTCGTATGCAAGTAGTTCTTCATAACGTTTAGTACTTATAATTCTAATCATTTATTAAGACCTCCTTATACATATATTATATCATAACTTGTAGTACTGTCGCAAGCGACAGGACAACCTAGTATGCTTCATTGTTTTTATAAATCATATCTTCTAGATATGTTTCATTACCAAATGATACACATTCAAAGACTGGTTCTTCATCTGGTGAATGACCTAAGATATCTCTTGAATATTCAATATCATTATCTAAATAGAATTTAATACTAGCATATGCAAGTAGTTTAGATTCAAGTGATTCATAGTCTACTTGTATATCATATAATGGTGCAAAGTTGTTTAAGATTACATCTAAATCTTCAGGTATTTCTTGATTGAAAAATTCTAATATATAATTCATATGTTCTTTAGATTTAACTAAAGTTTTATGTTCAAAGTATGCACTTCTTTTTAAATAATACTCTTGTAAAATTGGATGTTGTACTTTATACCATCTATGATTTTCATAATATTTATATTCCCATTCCATTGGTGTTGAAATTGTGTATGTCTTATCTTCATACTTAATTGTAATTTTAGATTTAGTTTTTCTATGTAATAGATTATTTATTAAATCTATTGTTGAAGCATACATTGTATCTAATAATATACCTACAGATTCTCCTGCTTTAACAACAGGTTTTTCGTATCCGTAATATACTTCATATCCTTTATTTCTATATTCTTTAATTTGTTCTTGACTTAATTTATATTCACTAATGACTTTCATATTTACTCCTTTAAATAAAATAGAACAGAAGCAGAGTATTATAACTCTACTTCTTGTTCCTCAACTTCTGGTCTGTAACTTACATTATAATATGTTTGACCATTTCTTTCTGAAACTACTGCTGTTCTTTCAACTGTAATTTCTTTACCTTTGATATGAGATAATACTTTTTCAATATTCCAATCGTATGTATCTCCATCTTCAGTTCTGAACTTTTCGATAGGTAATCCAGTTTGATTTGCTAGTGCACATAGAATTGCAGGTAATACTGATACTCTATTTGTATTAGTTGCATCGTAGAATAAAACATCTTTAAATGTTCTTTCACTATCTTTAACTTTCATTTCAATAGTTATAGTGAATCTATCTTCAGTTCCTTTCTTTGTAGCGTCTAGGATAACTACATCTTTTTTACCTAGAATTGGTTTCATAGTTTTCATTTTCATCAATCCTTTCTTTTTAAAACTATTAAACTAAAGTTCTTTATATCAAGAACTTCACTCGCTGAAGTTCTCAACTCTATGCTAAGAAACTTCAACTAAACTTAGGCTCAAGCCGTTAGGCTTAAACTTAATTATCTATATAAATAATTATATAAATAACAATTTTAAAGAACCAATTTCTCGAAAAGTCAAGACCGAAGAACGAAGTGTGTCTTGACTACGGAAATTGGTATAATAGAATGTTATTTATGAATATGATATTGTCTACAAGTATAATAATCTACTGTATATCCGTAATGTCTATCGCATTCATTGTAATAAGTTTCTACTGTCGTACTTATAATATTAATTGTTTGTTGAATAATTAATGTAACTATAATACCTAAAATAAAACACCATATTGATTTTTTACTTCTCATAATTTTACTCCTATACTTCTTAGATTTTAGTTATATAAATAGAAAAAGGATATGCTTAAAACATATCCTTAAAACTATCAATATTTAAGATATCTTCAATGACTGGATTTAATTCTTTTTCAAGTATTTTGTAATACTCTTTCCAAGCCTTTTTGATTGCTACGTTGCACATAGTTTCTTGGGCTTCAGTCATTTTGTTTAACTTAGCAACTGTGTCATTCCAGTTTAATTGTTCAACGTTGTCTTTATGATACTTATTGTAAACTGCAACGTCCCTGTTATATTCCTTAACGAAGTTGTATACTAAGTCTCCTCTCAATTTTGTTGATTTAATGTTTTCCATTTCAATTCCTCCTTTACATTAAGGATAAGGCAACTGAGTGAGTGACGTAGGAGCGAACGAAGGGTAACGCAAACGAATGGAGTGTAATGAAGTTTGAGGCAAGCGAAGTGAAACGAGCGAGACGCCGTAGGGCAACTCAAACTGAGTGGAATGGAATGAGTGCGTTATGCCATCCTGATATATGGAAAGGCGGGATTGCAAATGGCATAAAACATTTCAACAAAATTAGAGGTTTAGACTTGAGTTCAACGGCTTAAGGAATAGGACAGCCTGACGTTGCTACAATAAGTATTATTTTAAGACAACACAATTAAACCTATGACACAGGCTAAACAAAATGCGACCAAGAAACGCAACGGCAAGAAAAATGGCGGTAAGATATCTGAATGGTTGAATGAATTGTCATTGAAGATTAATGATATTGTTTACGCCGTTTTTCGAGGCTGGTAACGTGCTCTCTTGGCTAGTAAAAAACCAGGGCTCAACTAATGGTTCACAACATACAGTGTCATTCTGCAGTCTTGGCTCTCGTCATTTCGATAACTGCTCTAATGCACTTGAGCCCGTCGATTGAGTTCTTATTCGAGTGCCAGTGAGAATAAAACGAACGTAGTGAGTGTGAACGAAAATCGGGTTTTGGTTGGCTGGGAACAATAACTGTATCAGAATGAGGGCTTGAAAACCCTTATGGAATAAGGCTTGATACAAATAGCGTATCAAGGCGTGTGCTAAATATGAGTAAAATTATGAGTTCAGGAACAATATCTGTGTCATGAAAACTTTTTTTCTAAAAGTTATTAAAGGGGTAAAAATTTAAAATTTGATACAATATATGTATCATGAGTTAACTAGATTTTGAGTGAGATACAAAAAATGTATCAAAAATCGATGTTTATAGACAGTAACAGAATCTGGGGAAAAAGTTTTGGTAAAATGGACAGGGCTTTTTTTGTATCACGAAAAATCGCTATAAAAAAGTTTGAAATGACTTTAGTAAAGTCGTGGAAATTGATACGATATTTGTTCTTTTGTTGATATATAAGGGTTTGAGAGACTGAATGATGATACGGAAAATGTATCAGTGTCGTGAGACTAGAATTATATTTAGTAGTTTGTGTTAAAAGGTTTGAAAATGTTATTTTGGGACCCTGGGTCACCTTTAAATTGGAGATATAAGACCCCCTTTGCATTTCCCCAACATAGCCCAGTGTGTGTGGCTATTAATATTTAAACATTTCATTTTGTTCTTCCAAAATTCATTTTGTTCTTCTAAAACTATCACATTGACTAATTGCCTCTTGCACTGTATAATTAAATTAAAAGGAGGTATACGATGAAATATTTTAAAACAGACACTCGTGAAGTCATTACTATCACAAACAGTGAACCATCATACATCCCTGCAACTTATCACAAAGCAATTATAAAGGATGCAATTAATCCAGTTTATACCAAATACTTGCTTAAGAATAAGAAATTGTATATGGCTACAGTTGATAGTACTGAGAAATTGTTAGTGTTAGAACCCCATGACATGTTAGGATGCACTCTTATAGTTGCATAGAAAGGAGATTTTTATGAAAGTTAGAATTGAAACAAAGGATATTGATACTAGTAACTTTATTGCAATCGGTCAGAATGCAGATAAAACTAAAACATTCTGTGTAATTGACCCAAAGACTACTCTTGATGTAGCATTTCAACTTCTTCATACTTTATCGTTACATATTCTAAATGCTTATACGATATCTGCTAATGGAGGACAGTTACCAACTAACCCTACTAAGGAGCAGTTAAATAAATTTATTGCAATTAAAACACAGTTATATGATCAATATAATCTAGCCGTGTCTTCAGTTCTTGAACATTACGCCCCTGAGTTTGAACTTCGACCTGATATTACAGCAGATGCCATTGCCAAAACTGAGTCAGAGATAGTTAAAGAAAAGTATTCTCACCTATCTCCACAGGAAAAACAAAAGGCAAATCGTAATATCCAGAAGTTCAAGAAACAGTTGTTACAAGAACAGTTTAAAAAGATAGGTAAAGATAATGAAGTGTCCGAGATGTGATTCGCTTCTAGAGCCAGCAATATCTATTTCAGGTACTCCGTCTACTGATTGGCTTACATGTACAAATCCAACGTGTAATACGTATGTAGATACATACCATCCGATGGAGCACCAACAATCTGTTCATCTTGACACCCACCGTATTATTGGGAACTTCGGTTCTTACGGTACAGGTAAGACAAAGACATCTGAAAAAGAAATTGAGAAGCACATCTTTATAACACCTAATGCCAACATTTTATTAGGTGCGAATGTTTCTTCTCAGTATGAGCAGACCCTTCTCAGAGATTTTGAAAAGAGTTTCCCAGATGCATTCTTACAGAACAGGAATGTTCAGAAACAGTATTTAGATTTCATTAACGGTGCACGTCTTATGTTGCGTCCGTTTGACGATCCAGATAAACTGCGTTCTAATAACTATTCCCTTGTTGTAATTTTGGAAGCATCGGAAGTTCAGGCTGAAGCATTCCATCAGTTGAAAACACGTTTGCGTAACACTGCAGGTAGGAGGGTTATTCCTTCTATTCACCCTAATGAGCGACCAGAGGTCTACGATTGGCGTAAGTTAATCTGCGAATCAAACCCTGATTCAGGATGGATTCGTACAGATATTTTACAGGTGGCAGACAAGATTAACCAGTTTGGGAGATTTTGTAAAGAACACTACGACCAATCTGAGAATGAGATTGACCCTAACATTTCTTGTCATGTTGCATCTACAGATGTAAACACATTTTTACCAGATGATTATATTGAAGTAAATACAAAGAATAAACCTGAGTGGTGGGTCAGGAGATTTATTTATGGAAGTTTCTTATTTGCTGAAGGTTTAGTATATCCGAACTTTGCAAAGTGTATTAAGCCGACACCAACTAAAATAGTTATTCCACCAAAATATAAAATAATAGCTGCACACGATTACGGATTACAAGACCCATCTACTTTCGTGTTTGGTTATATAGATACTGACAGAGGTAAGTTAGTCATTTATAAAGACATCCGAACCAATAATACATCTGTTAAAGATTTAGCAGATATGTTTAAGGAAGCATCTAAGGATGTAGGTATCGGGCAGTGGTACACTACACCTATCATAGACCCTAAGAATAATAAAAGGGACTACGATAAAAAAGACCTTATTACCCATTATCAAGAGTATGGTATCAGTTTTAAACCAGGTTATATTAACCGTGAAGCCAGAATCTTTAGACTTAACGATTATATAGAACAGGGAAGACTTGAAGTTTACGACTGTTGCCAGTATCTTATTAAGGAAATGAGGGAGTGTAAATTCAAACCCCGTTCATTGAATGACACTACAAATGCAAAGGATGAACCTATTGATAAAAATGACCACAGTATCACCCCACTTGAGTGGATTTGTATGGAGCTACCAGCAGACCCACGCAAACTCTTTATGAATATGTACGATCAATACGGTCGAGACATTGAAAAAGAGACTAAGAAAATGAATGAAGGTGGTTGGCAACTCTCTGATAACCAAGCCATAATCGATTCATTTGACTATCAAGGTACCGCTTTTGGTATCGAAGGAGGAGATTTATATGGATAATCTTATTTGTTTTCTAATTGGGTTTCTTGTTTGCTACATTTTAACTAAGAAACCGTTAGAAATTACTATTCATCATACAAATCAGAACATAGTTCCACAGCTTCCTGAAGAAGTTATGCCTAAAATGTCTGAATTAAATAAAGATAATGACCCAGATGAAGACAAGGCATACAAAGAAATGGGCGAAATACTAGCAAATGTCCAAGAAATATTCGGAGGAAGTGACAGAGATGAGTAGTACTAAATCAAAAAAGGATATTTTAGGGTCAGATTTACTGCCAGATGGTGTAACATTAGACAGTATCAAGGCTAGAATCAAGGATACTGACTCACATTACACCAAAGCTATGCAGAGAATGCGTATATTAGACGGTGCAGATAGAGGAAAAGTCTGGGAAGTAGTTAAAGCGAAGTTCCCATCTTATCAATTAATGCCAGATACTAACTGGATTAACTACATTAAGGACAATTTGGTAGCGTCTATCTATACTACGGGTCGTTACGGGGAACTTTTACCTAAATCGAATGACGATATTAAGTTATGTGTTGAGTTTAATGCTGCACTTGGCACTATTTGGGACAATATCAAGGCTCCATATTACCAGATGTTAGCTGGTGAAAGGGCTGCACTGTTCAATTTAGGTGTAACAATGGTTGGATGGGACAAAACAATCATTGGAGGTACTAAGAATTACTGGTATAAAGGAGATATCAAACTAAAAAACATAGACCCTATGCGTTTTAGAAGGGATCCTTATGCGGATGAGTTCGATAATGCAGAATACTGCTACTATTTTGATGACTATTCCCTACCATTAATTAAAACTAAGAAGATTTATAAGAATAGAATCAATGAACTTATCAAAGTTCTAGGTGATAAACTGTCTTCTAGTACAGAAAGTGATGCAGTTACAGCAGAACTTGACAGAAAGCCAGCATCTTCTTCAGATAATAACTATCACAGGATTACATATTTCTTTGTTATGTATACTGCTGATACTGATGAAGGATTTAAAATTGCAGAAGTACATTTATTAGATAATGAGTACGTTCTATATTGTAAACAAGACCTAAAACCTAGAATGTTTCCGTTCTCATTACTATATTGCAACTTACCAGCAGGTGATTTAGTCGGTGCGTCAGAGCCTGCTAAGATATTTGGTAACTATTTAACTTATGATTTACTTAATTCAATCTATGCAACGTATGCCTATAAGGCACAACGTCCACCTAGATTCGTTAACGTACAATCAGGTATTAATTTAAGACAGTTTGCTAAGTACGGTAATGATGCAGACAAGACTTTCCCTGTAAATGGTGACGCATCACAAGCTGTTCACTACGGTGTGTTCCCACCACTTCCACCTGAACTGTTACAAATCAAAGCTAACATCGGTACTGACATACAACTTGCTTCAGGTATTGATGCAATGTATTCAGGTAAAGATACTGGCTCAGTTCAAACCACTGGAGGGATGGATACACTCACTGCTAATACGACTATGCGTGATAATCCTAAGATTGCTTTGTATGAAGAATACACAAGACGTCTTACTGAGTTAATTATTAACAACTTAATTCAGTTTGGAGATAAACGTACGTATACAGTTAAAGATCCTATTACGCAGCAAATCAAAACTATTGAGTTTGATTTCCCTGCAATAGATGATGATATAAGATTTAGATATGATCTTGATGTACAAACATATCTACCTCGTAATAAAGCGAGATTGTCTATGGCTGCTAATATGTTATTAGAAAAACAAGCACAATATAAACCAGACCCTGAGATTATTACAGTTGAGGAATGGTTATTGATGCAAGACATTCCATTTAAGGATATGATATTTAAACGTATGGGTATCCAAAGGAATACTAGAATAACAGAACAAGTTGCTCAGACATTAGAAATGTTTGCAGACTTAGTTGAAGGTGGTATGTTACCTGAAGATGCAGTCAATTCAGTTGCTGCTCAACTTCAAGCAGAACAACAACCTACTTCACTAGGTAACACCGCTAACGCAATGGATGTTGCTGATCTTGTTGGAGGTTCTCCACAAGCTGCACAGATGGGCTCTGAAGATATGCCTGTCGGAGGTGATATGTATGGCGTGTAAAAAAGGTAAAGGCGGAAAAAGAAAATAATTAAGGAGGAAATATTATGATTAAATTAGCGTATAATAAAAAGAATAATAATTTAGTTTTTGCAGTAAATAAAGTAGACAGAGTTGCTGTTGGAGAAGCAGGCATTAAGGAGTACTACGTTGGAGTTCTTATTGATACTTCAACTGTTCCTGATGCACGTACTGAAAACTTTAGATTCCAAGTTAAAGGTTTTGAATCTGATTGGACTGAAGTTCCTTTAGATGTTGGAGCTACTAACCCTGTTAATAATCAGGAGAAAACAGTTACTCCAGCAATCACTGCATTCAATGTTACACCTGATTCAGGTTATTCAGGTTTGTCTAAAGTTAAAGTTAATGCTGCTCCACTTGAAGAAAAGACTGTTACACTTAGTACAACAGACACACAAACAATCGTGCCTTCTACTAATAAGATTGGTCTTTCAAGTGTAACTGTTCCAGCTGTAACAGCAGCAATCGATGTTAATATTACTGCAGGTAACATTAAGTCAGGCGTAACTATATTAGGAGTTGCTGGTAGTTATGTTAAACCAGATGAACCTAACTTAATTGCTGGTAATATTAAACACGGTGTAACTATTTACGGTGTAGAAGGTACTTACACAGGTGACTAATATTTGAAAAGTCAATATTAAATATTGACTTTTTTTATTTTTATTTTTATAATGTACTTAGATAGGTTAGGTATCTGGTTACCTTTACACACTGTGTATAAAAATCAAGTATCTGTCTGCCTCTGAGAACTCGGCAATCTCAAAAGATAGGAGGAAAATATATGCCAGAAAATATCGATGGTTTGTTATCAGACTTAGGCGTGGACCCTAATGCAGGAACCCCAGATGCTGGTCAAGATGGACAAACAAATGCGACTGACGCTGCTGATGCTGCTGATACTGGTACTGATGCAAATGCAAATACATCGGATACTGGAGCAACAGATGATGCTAATGCAGATGACAGTGGCTCTACTGGTGTTGATGATGCACAGGCTCAACTTGAGCAACAAAGAGCAAATCAAGCATTTGCTGCAATGCGTGCAGAGAACACTAAATACAAAAAGTTTATGCAAACTCTTATGCGTGGTTCAAACTTTGCTGGTGATGAAGCTGCATTCATACAGGCTTTAGAAAATGAGGCTTATAAGAAACAGGCTCAACTACAAGGTATGGCTGCTAATCCAGAATTACTACGTAAGGTGGATGAACAAGAGGAGCGTATACAAGAACTTACTAGAAGCCAACGAGATCAAACTTTGATGTTAGGTCTTAGAACTTTACAGCAAACTCACAACTTAACGGGGAAGGAAGTTGAGACGTTTGTGCAACGTGCGATTGAAAATAAAATTGATTTACTTGCTCCAGGTGTTGACTTTGATACTCTTTATAAAGGTATGTTCTTTGATGATATCGTCAAGAAACAAATCGAGAGTGAAAGACAAAACTGGATTAAGCAATCAAATAAATCAAATGACGCTGCAAATCCTGATGGTAAATCAGGTAAGAAAGATTCCCCAAGTACAGATGTTAAGACAATGGCAGAGTTCAATAGCCTATTAAATAATGTTTCCAAAGAAATAAAATAAAAGAAATATTATAAGGGAGGTAGATATTTATGTTAAATGCTTTGAATCCAGTAGCTGATATAAACAGTTACATTGAATATTTTACAAATCACGGTTATTCAATTAGACCTGAATTATTCTATGATAAGCAGTTATTAGATACTATCCGATTAGATGAAAAACATTTCGTTTTCTACAGATTAGCAAATGAAACACCAATCCAAAACGGAGCTGCTAAACTACAAATTCGTAGATGGGCTCCATTACAAGCACACACTGTTCCACTAGATGAAGGTGTGCCACCATTCAGCGATAAAGGCTCAATGGAAAAATATGAAATCAATACATTCCAATATGGTCGTTATATGGAATTTACTGATAAAGTTGATTTTGAAGTTATCGACCCAGTTATTGCACACTATACTAAAGAGTATTCTATTGTTGCAATGGAGACTTTAGACTTACTTGCACGTGATGCTTTAGTTACAGTTGCATCTGCATTCTATGCAGGACAAGTTGCTAGCTTCCAAGACTTAACTTTAGATTGTAAACCATCATTAGAAGACTTGAGGGTAATTGCTTTATCTATGAAAAAGCAACTAGTTAAACCTAGAAGCGGAAATAGATATATGGTAATTGGTACTCCTGATTTCTATTTTGATATGATTGATGATCCACTTGTACAAAAGTATATGACTATCAATCAAACTACTAAAGGATTCTACGATGATATGGGACCTATTCCTCCAATGTTTGGATTAGAGTTCTATGAAACAATGCACGTAGATAATAGTGGTGAGTTCCATGGTATTGTTGGCGGAACTGAAGACGACTATTTACTAGTTGCTCGTTACAATACAAATACACAAGCAATGCAATATGCTCTTGCTGCTGGAACTACATATAAGAAAGCTAAAGTAGATGCTGTTACTGGTGATCCTGACAATTATGTTAGAGATTCTAGAACAGGTCAAAAGGCATCTTATATTCCTGGATTAAAATACTGGGATCTAGAAGCATACAATACTGCAAATGCTAGTGATGGATATGGTGATTATTCTGAATTAAAAGTAGACCGCATATTCTTATTAGGTGCTGACTGCTTAACAAGAACTTGTATTGCTGGTCAAGGAAATGCTAAGATGTATGTTAAAGCGTTAGGTTCTGCAGGTGTGCTAGACCCTATCGATCAAAGACAATCTATCGGATTTAAGATTAACAGTGTTGGTTTCGGTTCTACTAGAACTGAAGCAGTAGCAATCTACTACTGTGTACCTACACAATTAAATGTAGACTTTAATTAGTCTTCGATAGGAGGAAACAAATATGGCTAGTAAGAAAGCTAACATCGATGAGTTTATAGATGATATCGTTGAAGATGCAGCTAAGGAAGTAGAAAAGCCTGTAGTTACAACTGCAGAAGTAAATCATGAAAGAGGATTTAATAAAGCAGAAATGAAACGAAAAGGCTTGGTATCTAAATACCGTGCAGAACAAAAAGTGGCTGTAAGTATTTCACCGTTCTATGCACCATACCTTGGTAATGTTGTAAGACAAATTGTCAACGGTATTGTTGTTGATATACCATGTGATGGACAGACTTATTATGTAAACGAGACTCATGCTTCTCATATAATCACAAAGATTAAGAGAATAGATGCTATGATATCTCGTCAGAACAAAGCTGGAGATGTCAAAAATAATTTTGAATACTCTCCTGGTCAATTACATATCTAATGAACATAAGCAGGGAGTGCTAGATTCCCTGCTTTTATTCTTTTAAGAAAAGGAGGTAAAGTATGCAAATTAAAAAATTAGTAGATACGATTAATAGAACTTATATTGCGTCTGATTACTTAAGACAACCTGACATCTATTACTTTATGGATAGAGTTATTGATGATATTAATGCAAACCTACAGGCTTGTTATCCCACATTTACAAACTGGGAAGACTTTGTAGAGGCTTGGAATGAAAAATATCCAGAAGAACCTAAAGACCGTACTGTATATGATGTCATCCCTGATAAGTATTTACGAAGTGTAGTTGCATTAGGAACTGCTCTTTATTACTATACATCTGATGAAGAAGGCGAACAGATTGCTATGGATTATCAGCAAAGATATAATCAGCAATTATTCCTTATGATAAGAGATTATCATATACAAGTACCTGAAATGTTCCAAGATAATGTTGGTGGCTTTATAGATTTCTCTTATATTAGAGAACGTGAACCTGAAGATTTAGTTCCGAGAGGAGTGGTAATGAATGGCTACGACACAAAAGTTCTATAGATTACGTAAAAGAAATGTTCGTATTAGTACTCAATTATCTAGTATGTCAAATGGCATGTACCTAACGAATCAAAATATTCCAGAAGGTTATGCTAAAGTAATGGTTAATTATGATATAGATGATACAGGTTCTTGTATAAAAACTAGAAAAGGTAGAGAATTGTTAACTACAATACCTTATGCTGGTAAACATCATTTAGGTAGAATGCACATAACAGATTATATTTATACTTATAATAATGCAGCTGATGAAGTTGAAGATATAAAAGATTTACTTATGAGTTTTGGTAATTATAGTAAGATATCTAATTATGTTAATCCAAGTGATTTAACACCACCTGAATCTTTATCAGCACCTATGTGTATAACTAGATTTACATTAAGGACAGATTCTAATATTTATGATGATGATGATCATGTAATCCAACCTGGTACTATAACTACTGAAGTTTATGAAAATGGTTGGGCATTATATTGTGATAAAGGTTCTGAGGAGTTCCATAAAATCACTAATGAAAATATAGGTTATATTTCTACACGTACTATAAAGAATGCTTATGTATATGATAAAAAAGTTGCAAGAGATTTAGGACGTCCTATAAGCACAGTACTTGCTAATGAAGTATATGCTTTCTCAGGTTCTCCTATTGAAGCAACTATCTATACAGGTAACCATGATAAGAACACATTTAACAGTTTATCTAAACCAGATTTAACTAAACTTGTTATTCGTAATACTCCTCAAGGTTATAAAATAAGACGTGAAGTTATAGTTCCTAAAACATTAAATCCAACTGAAGCTACTACAAGTGGTTACAACATCTTGCATGAATCACCTTATGTATTCACAGATGTATCAGGTGGAGCTCCTAGAGTACTTGGTGTTATTTTATATGAGAATCAATATGCAGATACACCTATATTAAATCCACAAGTTGGTGTTAGTTATGCACTTCGTGCTTATTACCAATACAATGTTTCAGGTGCTACATACCAATATAAAGTTGAAGTGCTTGATGGAACGCATACTGAATCTGAATATACCACTATAACAGATTGGACTAACTTCACATCAGGTAATGCGTTGTATATAAATTTTATACCAACGTATGCTAAAACTATTGTAAGAATATCTATTAGACAAAGTGGTCAAACGACTACAGAAAGTCAATTACCACACTTAATAGATTGTGAATCTAGTACTTATTCTAAGATTGAGAATAAAGAATTTAACTTATCTACTGCAAAAGGTATGATTAGTTGGGCTGGATGTATTGGACTTTATGGTGTTGAAGGTGCAACGGATACTATATTCTTCTCAGATGTAGAAGATGCTAGTTACTTTCCATTTCCTAACAACACAGTAATGTTTGATAATGAGATACTTGCAGTTCATAATTATCTAGATATGTTATTAGTTATTACGACAGATAGTATTATTCTAGTTTCTGTTGGAGATACAATAGCAAATTGTAAACAAAAGAAACTTATGGCTAATATATTTATTCCAGAACTAGATGCTGTTAATGTTATTGTTCTTAAAGATCAAATATTCTTTAAGACAGATACTCAATTCTATGTTCTAAAGAACAATCAATATACATCTGATGCTACCGATTTAAAAAATTATACTAATTCAACTGCTATTGCTAACTATACTATAAACTTTACTGAGGAAACACTTAAGATACTTAATAAAGTATTCCGTCCAATAACAGAAGAAGTATCTAAAGAGCGTAGAGAAATAGTTAGATTCACAGATTTTGATGTTATTAATGTTCAAAGTGCTGTTAAAAATGAAGAAGTACATTATGTTTATACGATTGTTCCTTATATAGATACAGAATCTTTTGGTAATTTAGATTTACATTTAGTTTATAATACTGTCACTAGGAGTTATAGATTATATATGAAAGGTATAGGTGATGACAATGTTGCACATACTTCACTTTTATATAGAAATAAACAATCTGGTGTACATTATGAGGTTATTCCTTATAACTTAACTAACAATTCTAATATACTAATTGTAAAAGAAAGTCTTGAAGAACGAGATGATAATATTATTCAAGGTGATTGGCAATTAACACCTCACTATAATAACTATAATTATATAGATACAGGTAATATTGCACTCGATGATACTTATAATAAACGCTTTAGAGAGTTACAAATCAATATAGTTAATCACGAAAAAAGTAAAATTAGATTTTATTCTGACACTTTGGTAGATGGTAAGATGACTGTTACATCTACAGAATATGAAGTACAGAATATAACAGACCCTGAAGATCCTGATTATGGATTAGTTTATGTTGTACCTACAGCCATTGATAATCTAACTGCGTATGGAAATACTACATTAGATTGTGAAGAAATGGAGTTAACTAATTATTGGGAGATAGATTTATCTGCATTTCCTGATTTAGATATGGCTACAATTAGACTAAGTTTATATGGAAAGGGTAGAAGAATATCATTGCAATTACTATGTACCGATTTAAAATACTATGAATTAAGTAGATTTACTTGGGTATATAGAATAATGAATGTAAGATAGGAGGTAATTATATGATATATATTCCAAAATATGTTAGACAAGATTCAGATTTAGCCTTTGGTGAAAAAGTCACACATGAGAATTATAATGAGAAACTTAATCTTAATACTACTCAGGGTGATTATAATACTGAAGTACTTAATGCTTTATTTAATAATGAAGATATTGATAGTACTTATCATATACCATATATAGATAATATCTTAAATGAACATGATGGTCGTATTACATTCTTAGAAAATGATAATGAATCTATACATGAAGATATTGCTAATATAAATACTGGTTTGTCTGATACAAATACTAGAATTGATAATATAGTTGATGGGGGTAGTCAAGTAAATAATGCATTGACTGCAGACAGTATTACTAGTGCAGCAACTGCTGGACCTTCTAAATATTATGGTACTGATGAAGATAGTAATGTTGGTTTTATACCACTTCCTGAATTTATTTATGCAGATGAGATAACAACTTCTGCAGGTGTTGAAGGTATTTACTTTATACCTATGCTTAATTCAGTTGCCGAGAATATGTTAACAGCAGAAGTAAGAGAAAAACTAAATCGTGAAGCAGTCGTTGATTATGATTACTTAGATAATAGACCTAAAATAAATAGTATTACACTTACAGGTAATAAATCATTATCTGATTTAGGTATTCAACCTGTTGGTGATTATGCTACTAATTCTGCAGTTAATACTTTAATTGCTAACTATTACACTAAATCACAAACAGATAATAAAGTAAGTACTGCTTTAAATGGTTATGCTACACAATCTTGGGTTAATACACAGTTAGGAAGTTATGCTACTACTAGTACTGTTAATAATGTATCTACAGTTGCTAATGCTGCTGCTAGAGTACAAGTTGGTTCTAGTTGGAGTGGTACTGCTAAAAACGGTGATATACTTATTACTTTATAGGAGATGACATTTATGGGAAGGTATGATAAAATAAAAGTGTATAGTGGTGGCTCTTGGCATATTCCTAGTCGTATCCGTGTATATAATAATGGTTGGCAAGATCTAGGTACTTCCACTAGTTATAGTACAAAAACATTGAGTGTACGAAATGGAAGTAGTTTTTCAAGAGCTACATTAAATCGTAGAGACCAAGTTGTCGTAACAGATAGATGGGTTAACGGTAGATTTAATTTATTACCAGGTTCAGGTTACTGTCGTTGTTCTAACTCAACTAGTTCAGGAACATATGACTGGTACTTTAGAGGAACTGTTGAAAAGACAACAGATTCTGCACAGTATTTATTCTATTGTGGAACAGGTGGTAGTCCTGAAAATCCAGGTCAACAATATGTAAGAATAACTTGGTTATCAGATGGTAAGATTAGAATGGAATGTTGTTATAACGGCAATGTTGCATCAGTTACATCTTCCAATTCTGTCGGTGCTAATCAACAAGTTTACTTAAATGTGTATTCAAATAAAGGAAGTTATACGACATATATAGTATTTAACGGAGTTACAACATCTGCGTCTGTTGGTAGAACATTTAGATATAACAACTGTACTACTACTGTTGGGGATACTTATACAAAACTAAGAAACAATCTTAGTGCTGCTGGTGTAGATGGTAGTGGTAATACTTACAGTTGTTCCTTTGATGCAAGCTATATATCAGGAACGGATAATTACCGTTATGCAAATGCTGACCATCGAGAATCAACTAGAACAGATGTGTACTATGAGTAGAAAGGAGAAATGAGATATGGCTTTATATCCAATACGTCTATTAAAAGATAAAAATAGACATCCGTTTTTTCCATTTAATACATTAGAATCTGTATTAGTGGATGGAACAAATAAAAATCTTGCAGATGTACTGAATGATATTTATACTAAAGCTGAAGTAAACACTATGTTTGCAACAGAACTTAGTAAGTTTTCAGTATATCCTACAGTTGGAAGTCTTCCTGCAACTGCAAGAGATGGTGCAGTCGCTGCAGTAAATGCGAATAATACTTATATTATGTACATGTATTATAGTAATGCTTGGCGTGCACTTACTCAAAAAGGAGACAAAGGTGCTTCATTTGAATATAACTGGGATGGTACAAAACTTGGTGTAAAAACAGATGAAGAACAAGAATATGAATATACAGATTTAAAAGGTGAAATTGGTTTAACACCAGATATTCAAATAGGTAATGTAACTAATGGTAACGCACCTGCTGTTACTAGACGAGGTACAGATGAAGAACCTATATTTGATTTTGTATTACAAAAAGGTGATAAACCTGTTAAAGGTGTAGATTATTTCACAGCTTCTGACAAAGCAGAAATGGTAGCAGAAGTAACTGAAGATGCTACAAGTGCTTTTAATGTTAATGCTGCACAAAAAACTACTGCTTTTAATAACAATGCTACAGATAAGACTACAGCATTTAATACCAATGCTAGTGATAAAACTACAGCATTCAATACAAATGCTACAAATAAAACAACTGCCTTTGATGAAAACGCTACTAGTAAAACTAATATATTCAATGGTAATTATACAGAAAAAACTACAGCATTTAATACTAATGCTTCAGATAAAACTACTGCATTTAATAATAATGCTACTGCAAAGACTACAGATTTTGATACAAACGCATCTAATAAAACAACTGCTTATAATGATAATGCACAATCTAAAATAGATTATTACGATGCACATGTACAAGATTTTCAAGCAGATTTAGATGCAGCAGAAGAACGTATTGATGTTCTTGAACATAAGGTAGATGATTTAGAAACTAATCAATTAATGAATACAGTTACAGGTACTAATATAGATGTTACTGATGCTCATGAAACTGAAATTGTTGAAGGCAAAATATCTAAATTAAGTACTCAAGAAGTAATAACAGCAGAACAAGGTACAGAAGTTATTAATAAAAATATAACCGTATCTGATGTTAATACAGCTAAAGAAAACTATATAACACTAAAAGGTGATACTACACAAAATACAACACAAGGTAATCAATTAGTAGATTTTAGTTCATTTAATACTCAATCTATATATGATTATTCATTTGTTAATGATATTTTAACATATAGTTGTCTTGAAAATAAAGGTTATCCTCAAATATACAAAAATATTTTAAGTTTATTACAAGCAAATGTAGGTAAAACTATTTATTATAAAAGTGATAATTACACACAGTCAAATCCTAATGCATCGGTATCAACAATCATAAAATATAGAATAAATGATGGTAGTATGAGATATACGGAAAACTTAAATAATAATAATGGATTTGTAATTCCTGAAGATTTAACTTATGCTGTTATATACCAAACGGCTGATAATGCTGGTACATCAGTTGCTAATACCGTTACTGTGACAAAACCTTTATTATATTTTGATAATAATACATACGAACCGTATACAAATGGACCTGCACCTAATCCAGATTATCCACAAGAGGTTAAGACTGTTAAAGGATATAGTAATTTGTTGCAAGTTTCACAATTAGCAAGTCAAACAATTAGTGGAATAACATTTACAAACAATGGAGATGGTACATATACTGTTGAGGGAACAAGTACACAAGATACAAGAATATATTTATTTTCTCAGCAACAAACAAGTTATTTACAATTTCCAGAAGGAGATTATATTTTAAATGGAAATCCTAATCCTAATATAAGACTTGATACTGCAATTGAAAATAATTATTATCCTGATACTGGTTCAGGAGTAAATATTCATATAACATCACAATTGGATTATTTAAGAATATATATTGCAAGTGGAACAACAGTTTCTAAAACTATTGTAAAACCTATGTTAGTTGAAGGCGACCAAGAACTACCTTATATACCTTATGGAAATTATATTAATGTTAGAACGATTGGAAAAAATTTATTAAATCCTATTGCTTATAGTTGTTATGGTGATAGTAATTATGTATACGCACTTAGTAATAATCCGATAACATCACCTTATACTACAAATGGAACATTTAGAGGAGTTGGATTTGTTGCTAAAGTTAAAGCAGGACAAACTTATGTATTTTCAAGTGATGTCTCAAATGCTGTTTCTAAAGTCTTTGGAGGAATATATGCTTCTGAAAATGACATAACTGATAGAACAAAAATGTTACAAAGAATAGAAAGTAGTAATAATATTTTTACAGCAAATTATGATGGGTACGCTTTAGTAACAAAATTAGCATCTGCTTCAGGAACACAAATAAGTTGGACTTATGCTCAATTAGAACAAGGTTCAACAGCAACAACTTATGAACCATATCAAGAACAATATTATCCTATTAAAATGAATAATATAGAGTTATGTAAGGCGGGTACTCATCAAGATTACTTCTTTAAAAGAAATGGACTTTGGTATTTACATAAAGAAATTGGTAAGATTGTGTTAGATGGCGATGAAAATATAACTCAAAATTCTGCTACATTTAATAATGTAATAAGATATTCATTAACTCAATCAGCAATTACATATTTAATATATAAGCAAGATGGTTATTGCAATCAATTACCTATATTAAATAGTTTTGTAAGCGATAGTGAACATACATATATTTATAATAACTTATTATATTTATTTTATAATAAAAACAGAATTGCCGATCTTGATGCGTTGAAAACATATTTATCTACAAATAATTTTATTCTTTATGCAATATTAACAACTCCAACTGATACACAGATAACTGATGTAGAATTAGTATCTCAATTAGATGCTTTATATACAGCACAAATACATTCTACAACTAATATAATGTCTTATAGTGATTTAGAACCTTATATAGATTTAAAGTATAATGTTGTTACACCTGCTCCAAGTCCTGAAAGACCAAGTGAAGTTAAGACAGTTAAAGGTTATAGGAATTTGTTGCCAAATACACTTGAAACACAAGAAAAAAATGGATTAACAATTACAAAAAATAGTGATGGTACTGTAAAAATAAATGGAACAGCAACAGATACCACATATTTAGTTGTCGAAAGTTTTGTTTTTGATGAAAATAAAACATACACATTATCAGGATGTCCAAAAGATGGTGGAAATTCAAAATATTTTCTTGCTCTCCAAACTTCACCATATTCAACAGATATAGGAAAAGGTGTAAAAATTTCAAATGTTAGTGGAAGTAGGAATATTAGAATTAGTATAAATGCTAATATTGTTTGTAATAATATTATATTTAAACCTATGATAATTGAAGGCGATCAACAACTTCCTTATGTACCTTATGGAACAAATTGGATTTATACCAAAACAACAGGAAAGAATTTGTGGGGTGGCTTTAAATTTTCAAAAACTAATAATGGTGTTAATTTTACTTATAATGAAGATGGTTCAATTAGTGCAAGTGGAACAGCAACAGATACTGCATTGTCAATGTTATCTGGAGAAGCTAGAAATTATTATAAAACCCTTTCAGCTGGTACTTATACTATTAGTGGTGGTGTAAATGCTAATCAAAAGGTACAAGTTTATGATAGCAATGGAACAGAATTAGCTAGTGCAGGAAGTACAAATCCAAGCTTTACATTAACCGAAGAAACACAAATATGGATAAGAATGAGAATTGCTTCAGGTGAAGTAGTAAATACTACATATAAAATTCAATTAGAAAAGAGTTCGGTTGATACTCCATTTGAAGCATATAAAGAAAAAATAATTACATTACCTTTAAATAACAATGAATTAGTAGGTATAAGAAATTACAAAGATGAGTATATTGTTGATAAGAATGGACATTGTTATTTGAATAAGAAAACAGATAAAGTTATTATTGATGGAACAAATATTAAAGCAGTATATAAAAGTATTACATACGGGTCTTATATGATGGCTGTTACAAAAAGAGCTATTGGTGGAATTGGATTATGTAGTCATACAAAAAATATAATTATATCAAATAGTGCTTTATATGATGATTTTCTTGCTATAGAAAATGTTTCACAAATGTGGTTCAAGTGTCCTAATATTGAAAGTATAACAGATATGAATAATTGGTTTATAAATAATAATGTAACAGTATATCGTGTTTTAGAAACACCAGAACTAATTGATTTACAAACAACAGTAGACATACGTCTATTTAAAGGAGTAAACAACATAATAAACAGCGAGGATGCTGACATGAGGATAAGATATGTACAAGATATTAATACAATTATTAATGAAATCAAAAATGCAATCTTAGAAATTGGAGGTGAATAGTATGTTTAATCTAAGAGAGTTTGTTAAAAAAGGACTTCTTGCTGCAATAGGTGTACAACCTGATTACTGGGTTATGCTAACAGCAGCAAATTGGTTTGCTAAAGGTGTACTTCTTGAAGCAGATATGGTAGAGATACAAGCTAAAATAGATGAAAAGAATACACCAGTTGAACCTGAAACACCTGAAGTAATAGAAGATTATGAAGAACCTGAACTTATTGAAGTAGGTGACGAATAATGACAGAGATAGTAACATCTTTAATAGCTGCTGGTATTCCAGCACTTGTTACTATACTCACAAGTAATAGTCAAAAACGTATGTCTAAAATGCATTCTGCAAAACAATCTATATTACAGATGCAAATGGAAGATGTGATCGCAGTTGAAGTTTTACATAAACTTCCTGTGAATCACACTAACATACGTTATGAATATGATGAGTATAAAAAGAACGGTGGCAATAGTGATATTGACCTTAAAATGAAAGAGTACGAAGAATGGTACGAAAACATAGGAGGTATAAAATGAAAGAATGGTTTAAAGCAGCAGGCATCAGAGCATTAAGAACTGTAGCTCAAGCTGCTATTGGTGCTATCGGAGGTGCAGCTTTATTTAATGAAGTTAGTTGGGCTGTTGTTGGTAGTACTGCATTACTCGCAGGTATTATGTCAATACTTATGAGTATCTCAGGTTTACCTGAAATAGAAAATAAAAATAAATAGGAGGTATTATTATGAATGAACAAATTATAGAAGTCGAATTTGATAGAAACAAAGTCGAAGAATATAAAAGTAATTATATTATGGAAGAAGAAGGTATTGGAGATATAGAATCTGAACCTTATGATACGCAAACTAATGTTAATGAAATACCGTTTGAAGAAATGATTGAAGAAGGAGAGGTGGTTATAGATGATACGAACAACTAGACCAACTGCTGGTAATAAATACTTTATTACTAAAAGTGCTGGAGGTTATTCAACTTGTATTGTAGGTAAACCAACTGATTCTCAATGCAATGTACTATCTAACTGTGTTGGATATGCTTGCGGAGCGTTTAATGAGGAATTAGAATTAGGTTATGAAAAGTACCATTTAAACTGTAATGCTGAAAACTTTATTGAACGTGCTATTGCATCAGGACTTTCAGTTGTTAAAGAACCTGTTATTGGTTCTATTGCTTGTTGGGAAGGGGCTGGTTCTAAAGCAGGACACGTTGCTATTGTTATTGAAGTAATTAATAGTAACTGTATTAAAACTGCAGAGTCTGGTTATGGTAGTTCTAATCCATTCTGGATTTCAACAAGATATAATAACAATGGACGTTGGGGACAAAACAGTGACTATCCATTCAGAGGTTTCATTGTTAATCCTAAATATCCTAAACCTGTTCCACCTACACCAACACCTACATTAAAATATAAAGTTGGAGATAAAGTAATAATCAATGGTAGATTATATAGAAATGCTGATGGTGGTAACCCAGGTAAAACTGTTACAAATAGAGTAACAACTATTACTAGAGTTGCTGCAGGACATAATTATCCTTATAATACTACTGGTGATTTAGGTTGGATGAGTGAAGATTCAATTAAACCTTATACACCAGCACCAGAACCTACTGGACTTCAAGTAGGAGATAATGTTAAAATAGTTAATGTAGGAAGGGCATCTAGTTATGGAGATAAACCTGTTGCAGGTGGTATCGGTTGGACTAGACAGATACTAAAAATCTATAACGGAAGACCTTATCCATATCAAGTAGGTAATAAATCAGGTACAACTGGATTTTATAAAGCAGATGCATTACAAAAATTATAGAAAGGAGTAGTATAAATGGCTAACTATGTTGCACCATTTCAACCTGTAACCAATGTAACACCTAAATACTGGACGCCTGTCACAGGTCCAGCAGCTACAAGTACTAAGGTTACATATACAAAGATGAATCCTATATATCAAAAAGGTTCTAAATCTTATGATACGTATAAAGGTTCTGATGGTAATTATTATTATAAAGATGGTAGTACTTATGTTAAAGCAGATTCGAGTATGTCAAAGACTATTGCAGATAATAAGAAAATCTGTTTTGGTACACCAACACAAGCTAATGCTAATAAGACATACACGGAAACTAAAAACACTACTTCTAGTACACCTGCTACAAGTTCAGGTGGAGGTTCTTCAAGTGGTGGAGGAGGTGGCGGACGTAGTTCCGTTAATGATTCTTACTATGAAAAACTATTAAATGAATATAAACAAAAAATAGATGAACTTGAACATCCTAAAGTATGGACTGCTGATGAACTTGCAGAATTATATGGAGTACAAGACCAATATAACTATGACAAGATTCTTCAGATGTATAATGATGCAACTAATAAATATTATACAGATGCAATCGCAAGTCAAATTGGTGCTAATATGGATGCAGAAAGAAGCAATGCTAGTTATGGTGAAGCATTACTTAAGTCATATTTAAGTGGTTATAATAATGCAGCACCTACTGCTGTTGGACGTGGAACCCTTGCTGCGAATGCACTTAGTACTATGTTAGGTGCAGATAAAGCAAATGAAGAAGCAAGCTCAAATCTAAATAGTATTGTTAATTCATATAGAGAGGCTTGGAATAACGAGATTGCTAATAATAAAACAACTGCTCGTGATCAATACAATACTGTAGGTACATGGTTACTTAACCAAGGTGCTAAGATGAATACTGCTGATGTTCAAAACTACATCAATACTTTAAATGCTTACGATACTGCTTATTCAGGTATTCGTAATGCACAAAATAATTTAGCAAGTACTGCTGCCGCTGCATATCAAAACAATGCTAATGCTGCTCTTGCTAGAAATCAATACGACCAAGCAAATGCTATGGCTAAGTACTATAAAGCATACTATGGTACAGAAAATAATGCTTGGCAAAAGGCTTATCGTAATGTATTAAATGATCAAGCAACCAGTACGGCTGCGAAATCAAGTGCTAATTAGAAAGGAGTGATATTATGGCTGTTATAACAGGAACTGCATTATTAATAATAGGAGGATTAATTGCAGGTGCTGTTGGTGGTTACGGTGTTTATGATAATGTAACAACTAATAATGCTCGTAAACAAACAAAAACATTACAGCAAAATTTGCAACGTTATTCAGGTTCTAACAGCAACAAAGAATTTGAAGCATATCTTCGTGATGCAATGGCTCTTGGTTATATAGACGGTAATACGAATAAAAATTCTTTAGCTGCATATACTAAACTTAGGAATAATAATTATGATTTTTCTAAGTTAGATAAAAAAGATGCTGCTGCAGTTACAAATTTATATAATCAACTATATAATAATGATGCTGGTTTTAAATCACTATGGGATAAACAATACAGTAAAATGACTGATGAAGAAAAGTTAAGATTCATAGATGGAGCCAGTACAGCAGGTGCTTCAATACCTGCACCAGCATATCTAGACACTTCTTTCGAGAGATATCAAAAGGAAGTAGCACCTTTAAAACTTTATTCCAATAAAGAATTAGCAGACCTTTATAAATTAGATTATGATTTTGAAAGTATAAAAAAGGACTATGATGAAGGAGCACAAGCAACTGTAGATTATACTAACTGGTTATCAGATTTAATGGCTAATGTTGGGGAGCGAGATAATACTTATAATCAGACATCTTATTTAGATGCTATAAGGAACGTTAAATCTGAAGCAGTTCTAAATGGTATGTCTAATGGTGCTCGTGCTGCTGCCGAAGTCCTTGCCAATAATCAAGCAATGCAAGATAAAGTAACTGCTAATACAGATGTTGCTACAAAACGTTTTGAAGCTGTTAATGATGCTTTACTTAATCGTGCTCAAACAGGTATCAATGCTACTGGTACGTATAATCAACTTGCTCAATCTTTAGGTGGAACAAGTAGTACATTGTATGCTAATGATGTCAATAGACTTGGACAAGATTTATTATCAAATGCAAATTTCTTGTCTGCAGATGAAAACTTAAGGTCTAATAGACAAGCACAAAATAATTTAATGGCATCAATTTATAATAGTGCAAATGCACAAAATAGTATAGGTGCTTCTGGTGTTAATAATGTAGACTGGTTATTTAGAAATGTTTATTTACCTGCTGCAGATAACAATGTTAATGAAGCGTTAAGTGATTTCATAGGTACACAGTATTCTCAAAATACTGGTGCATCAGACCCTATGACGAAATGGGGGTTATTGAAATAATATGAATGAAACAAGACCTTTAAACAATATACGTCCACTAACACCTACGCAAGGACTTAATAATGTAAAGGGGTTACAAGACGTAACTCCTTTAACTTTTAATAACAATCATTATACTAGTAGAAAAAGAAAAACACCTTTATATATAGTTGATGATACTGCTGAAAAAGCAAACTCTGCTGTTGAAATATTATTTAGTGGTGACCAATTACGTACTTTATTAGAAGACACACCTTTTGAAAGTATCAAAGATATACCAATATTAAATCAAGTAGCAGGTCTTGTGTATCACCCTTATGATGCTTACATAAAGCCTGTAATAGATAATGGCATAACATCAGGACAGGGTTATAAAGAAGCAGGACTTAATGTTCTTACAGAAGTATCTGAAGACTTAGATATATTTTCTAATATAATTAAATCACAAATGCCATCAGCAGGTGGTGGTTTTGGATTACAATCTTTATCAGATTCCATAGGTTTAAACGGTAAGCGTACTGTGTATAACTATAATACAGGTAATACATTAGGAGATATTGTACTGGAAGTAATATCAGACCCACTAACAGTCTTTGAACTTGGTGCATCTGCTGCTGCATCTGCAGGAAAATCTGCAATGGGTTCAGCAGTTAAAGGAACTACAAAGAATTTATCTAAGCAAGCATCAAAGGATTGGGCTAAAGCAGTTGTAAAAACTATTGCTAAAGAAGGTAAAGATGCAACCTTTGAAAGTATACTTAAAAATGTAAGTAGACGAAGTCTTAAAGAAATATCTGAAGCAGGTTTAAAGAAATCTTCTTCTAAAATTATTGATGCTGTTATAAAATCTAAAGGTTACCAAATGTTTTTATCTGCATCTAAATTAAAAAGTGGTGCTCAAGCTATTGATGATGTACTTACAAAGGCTGCTTGGTATTATACTCCTGTAGGTTTACCTGCAAAGTATGGTAAAGAAGCATTAAAAGCAGGTGCTGAACACATTTATAAAAATCTTATGACTAATTTACAAAAGTATGATTTAGAAAAGAACTTTGTAAAAAAGCAAGGCGTTTATAAAGAAGCACTTGAAACTGCTATACTACAAAATAATGCTATAAATGAAACAATATTCAAAAACAATGCCAAATTTTTTAGAATGCTTGGTATTGATGAAACAAAATTACAGCAATACTATTATGGTATGTTAAAAACAATGAAGAACTTTGATGAGAATACAGATATCTATGAAGCGTTTAGAAATTATTTAATTAAAAATAATGAGAATGCACAAAAAGCAATGATTTTTAATAAAAACTTTGCAGACTTTATACACAGCACAGACTTTGAACAACTTGTAGATGCAGTATCTATCGGTCCTTCACAAATATTAAGAGCAGAACAAGAACTAACTAGCAGGTATCATGCTGCTACACTTAATAGTATGCAAAAATATATAAATAGAAATAGTAAAAATCTTGAAGCAACATATAGATACATCAATGATACAGTCTTATCTTATAATGGAAAGCAGTTTGGTTTAAATAACCTAGAAGATTTCCTTGCTGAACTAATGACTGACAGAACTACATCTAAACAGTACTTAAATGATGTTGCTACGTTGCTTGAATCTGTTGGTATTAATACACAGAATGCACCTAACATAGCAAAAGTACTTAACTCTAATATAAAAGATAAAAGCACTGCTATTAAAAAGATACTTGAAGCAACTAACACAGGTGCTAAACTATTAACTGATAAAGAATATGTACATTTAATGAACAAAGTCAACAATAGAATTAAAGACACACAAAGTTCTGCATTAAATAAATTATGGAAAGAAGATATTGGAACATACAATCTTCCTAAGTATAAAGAAATAATTAATAATAGTATTAAAAACATAGATGATGCTGTAGTTAGGATACAATCTAATATAGACATACAACACTCTATTGCTTACATTCAAAATGTTATTCGTTTACAAGACTTACCAGAATTTAAAGACACTTTAAATTTAATTGAAGTTGCTTTAGAAGAACAACCTGGGTTATTAGACCCTACTGTTACAAAATTAACAAGAGACCACATTGCTTCACTTGAAAAATTTTTAAAACAAACAAATCGTATTGTAGATAAAATGGGAGATACTACTGCTATTGCATCTGAAATACCAGATTGGTGGGCTAAGTTAGAAAAAACACAGCAAACATTAACTTTAATACAACGTACCTTTGATACACACGGAGGTCCTTATGCAGTTAAAGCTCGTGATAAATTATATAAAATATCAGAAGCACTTGAAGTCTTTAAACAACCTGAAATTATAGACCCACTTGTTAATTATGTAGATAATATAAATGGTTTAATGCAACCACAGTTATCTCATTTAGGTATGTTTAGTGTTCTTACACAACATACACACTTAGCAAATAATACAGAGTTAAAAACATTTTTGGAACAAATGTCTATGCGTGATTCTATTATGCGAACACAAATAATACCTGACTTAGTTAATAAATTTAATGATGCAGGTCTTTATGCACAAGCAGCAAATCTAAATAAAGTTGCTGCACAGGTAGACACAGTAATTAATTTACAGCGTATGCTTGAAACAGAAATCCCTACAAGTTTTAAACTATCTAATAAAACACAGCAAGACTTAAAAACACTTTTATTTGATATTATAGATAATCACAGTAGTTATACTATTGCAGATATTTATTCAACATCAGTAAAAAGTTACAGTGATTGGATTAATAATGTAGAACCTTTAACACAGTATCAAGTTCTTATAAAAGATATAGATGACCGTATTACAAATACAAAAACAATACTAGAACGTATTGCAAAGGACACTCCTAATCTTAATCAAGCAAATGTATTGGACGAAATTAAAGAACAAATGCATAATATGTTAGATGACTACATCAATGCACAATCAAAAATACAGAATGTAGATAATGTATCTTTATCTGTTTTATACAGTACTGATACAATCGAAGCACTTGAGTTAAATGCAAAAATAGAGTTTGCTCTTGCTCGTAATACAGATATATCTATTGAAGTTTTAAATGAATACAATACTCTTATGCGTAATTTTTATCAGTTCGCTGAAGGAATACAAATGGGTATAGATGAAATACAAGAGTGGAATAAAAAATTTCAAGCACCACTTAATAAAGCAGAGTCAGACAAAATATTAAGAGAGTTCTGTGAATCTTATAATTTATTTTCTAGTTCTGTTGAGTCTGGTATGTTTACAAATAAATACATAGTACCTAAAAACTTTGCTGAAGTATACAAGTTACCTACTGAAGCGTTTGTAGGTTCTAATCAAGAATATCTAATGTTATCAGAACGTCTTAATTGGTATAAAGATGTTTTACATGACGAATATAAATATGAAGATAAATATATTTCTAAACTACGTGAAGTATTATCACAAACTTATTCACAACCTAATGCACTTTTTGCACCTAAAAATCCTACAATGTATTTTCAATCACTAGATCCTGAACAATTACTTGCTTGGGAAGTAGTTACAAAAGGTAATTTAAGTATTCGTAACAAAACAAATTTCTATACATTTTATACACAACTTACACACAAAGCAGATGTTGCTAAGTATACTATGTCAGATTATTTAGCAGACCTCGAAACAGTTTTTCGTAATAAAGGTTTTACAGATGACGAAGCTATTGCACACATTGCAAGTATTTCTCGTAATGCTAATGCTATGGAATATGCAAACAGAACTATCGATGCAAATCTTATGTACACACTACACGACCTAGATGATTTAGGTAAATACAAAGATGACATAGTTAAAAGTGTTGAAGATGATGTTAAAGCAGTTGATGATATAACTAAAACTATTATAGATATTGAAAACAGTCCAGATATTCGCCAATCTTATGCAGACTTTGGTAACACAGACGACCTACACAAGATGACAGGTGCTAGTTATGGTTATGAAGATGTCTTATACAGAAGTAATGAGATGCAGTATGCAGAACGTTGTACAGGGAAAGCAGTTAGTATTGCTAATATGAATGCAGAAGAACTTGCTACACATATTTATAGACAAACTCCTGGTGCAATGGCATTCTATAATCAAAATATAATTAGAACAATGAACCCTGATGGTTCTGTAACTTGGTCTGGTTTAGATAATATCTTTAACTTCTCTAAAAAAGAATTAAAAGATGCAGGTCTTAAAATAAAACAAGACGGAGATTGGTTTTACATACGTCTTACAGATAATAGAGTACACAATGCTACATTAAAATATGAAGCACTTGCTACTGACTATGAAGCAATACAAAAAAGATATACAGATTTAATAGATAAATATAGAATATATCTTAATATGTATGAAGAAGGAGATATACCTTCTAACCTTATAACTGTTGAACCTCTTAACAAAGAAACTTGGGACAAGTTTATGTTAGACAATGCTGACTTCTTCGGAGACACTGAGGAACAAAAATTGTATCAAAAACTAACAAAAGGAGGATATAGTAACTTTTTCGATAAAAGTTTTTCTAGATTAAATTTCACAGTTGTAGGTGGTTTTGACGCATACAACATCTGGAACTCTTTATACTCTGATAGTTTTATAAAACATAGCACACAGATGTCAAGAAATACTTTGAGTGGTCTTACAGCATTTATTAATCGTTCTAATAAAATAAATAAATACTTGACTATGTTCTTTAATAATGACTATGCCTTAGACAATCCTTTGTTTACAAAGATGTTTAGTGAAGCAAGTGATGAACGTATTGCACAATTCTTTGCAGAAGATAAATACCGTGTTGTTATATTAAGAAAAGACAAACAAGGACTGCCAAAAGTATTTGAGTATGCAGTTAATAACAGACACCAATTAGAACGTGCCACTTCTATAGGTGCTATAATGGTCCCAAAGGAAACCTATACTGCAATGAAACAAGTTGTAAACAACAGACAAATGTCTAATAGTTTACTAGATATCTATAGACGTGTAGTACCTAGTACCTACAAAACTATGTATCTAACTACTGTTGGTTTCCCATTCCGTAACTTCTTAGATTCAATGATATTTAAAAACGGTAACGAACTTGGTGGTATAACAGAATTACCTAGAGTATTTAGATATGAACGTGAAGCATCTAAAGCAATAGAGTTTCATAATAAAATACAGTTTGAAGTTCTAGCTGAAACTGCTGGAGAAACATTTAATAAAGAAGAATTATTTAAAGTTCTTAATAGATATAATCAAGAAGAAGTACAACTTTATTTCTTAATAGACTTGTTTATGGAATCCAATGCTAGTGGTGGTTTATCAGAATCATTAAGTAATTGGTTAGAGGCTTACAATAAACTACATACAGAAGATTTACGTCCTATGTGGGAAAAAGTTTATGAAGATAAAGTATTGTTTGGAAAACAAAAACTTAATCCGTTGTATCGTTTGAGAGAACTTAATAGTCATATAGAACAAACTGCTCGTCTAGGATTATTCCTTGCATCTGTTGATGAAGGTCTACCTATTAGTGAAGCTATTGAGCGTGTTATTAAAACACACTTCGATTATAATAGTAGTTCTGATTTATTAGATATATGTGAGAGAATATTCTGGTTCTCTACTTTCCCAATAAATAACCTAAATTATTATGTTTCAGGTGGTTTAACAAAGTCTCCTTCAATGACTAAACTTGTTATGGATACACAAGTTGCTAGTTGGAACAATGGAGAATACACTTACGAAGAATTAAAGAAGACTAACTTCTTGGCATATCACGCTCTTACAGGTAATATTCGTATAGGTAATTGGATTGTTAAAACATCTCCATCTTTGTTTGACTTTATTAATTTAGTTACAGATTTACCTGGTAATATAAGAGACCGTGTTAATCCTTTCATTGCTGTTGCTACAGGTACTGTTGAAAATCCTGCAGAAGAAATCTATCCTGCTATAACACAATATAGAAACTGGCAAAAGTTTAAAGAAGGAAATCCTATACCATCTGTTCTTTCTAAAATCAATGAATATGATTGGAATAATACTTTATTCAAATGGCGTAATCGTTATCGACAATCTAATTGGACATCATATCCTAGATTGAAACGTCCTGTCGCTTATAAAAAATATCTACGAAAGTATTTCTCACGTAGATATAGAACAGATGTTAGAAAGTTCATGAGAACTTCTTTATATCATGATGCAGTTAACTATTATAAAGTAACTAAACGAGGTGCAACTTATCGAGATTTATAACGAGTATAAAAAAAGAACTCTATGAGAGTTCTTTTTTGTGTTTACTTGCTAAATCAAATATTTTATTTTGTACAAAATTATCTGCTTTAACTAGATATAATTTGAATGTCCAAGTCTCATCAAACAATACTGCTAGATAACCGTAAGGGGCATTAAGTCCCATCATCTCTTGTTGCACCTGTGTATAATAATATGCAGGTATTCCTATTTTAGTTGCTTTACGTTTGATGTGTGCTTCTAATGAATCTCCTTCTACTTTCATATCTAACTCTTTATTTTCTTCTATTGTCTTATCTTTGTTGTAATATTTTTCTCCCCATTTACTTACAAGTTTTGCTTCAACAGGTATCAATCTATTATCTTTATCTTTTGTTACACCATCATAGTTTAATGTAAGTACTGGTTCTTCTTTAAATACAAACATTGATGTTGGTTTAAGTATTTCAAGTCCTAATTCTTTAGATGCTTTATCAAGAATAATTGGTTCTAAATCTTTTCCTTTTCTTACGATTGCTTTTTCACCAACTTCTTTTTCTTCATCAGTTATAAACTTACAATTCTTTTCATGTATTAACTGTTCCATATTCTTATATAGATTTACTCCACAAAGAATTGAACTGTCACTACCACCAAATGATTCTTTCCTAAGCATTGCATATTCTTCTTCTGATACTTGGTCTATATGTTCTATTTTAATAGCCAATACTCCTGCTTTTAATATATCTTCATTCATATTAAATAACTCCTTTCAATTTTAATATCAAAAATAATATAAAACCTACTTCTAGAAATGCGATAGTCATCCATCTTTTTCTTTCATGAATTAAAAACATTTTAAATCTATGTTCTTCTTCAGGTTCTTTCATGTGCATTACCATTTTTATTGATTCATCTAATATAGTTTGTGCCACTTCAGTAGGAATAAAAGGTGCTTTTGTATCTATTACTACACGTCCATTATCCTGTGTAATAGTTATTTTACATTCTTTATTCATATGATATTCTTTTTCCATAATTACCTCCTTTTTAAAGTTAAAGTTATTATAGTCTTATCAAACTTTATTTTAACTTTATCTTTAATTATAAATTCTCCTGTATGTTTTTCTTTATATTCATAACGAAGACCAAGAAGCGTGCCAGCGAACGCCAACTCGGCTTCTTGTTTATCTTCTGTTGCAAGGATTTCTTCATTAGATTGTTGACCGTTTGTAATCTTATTTAATGTTACTACATACATACTACTTTTCCTTTCCGAATGTGGCGAAATGTATAGCATGTCTAAGTGCATCTTGAATATGATCTGATACTAAAATTTCACCTATATAATAACCTCGTCCCCTTGCATTTAGATATCCTTTTTTAACAAGTATATCATTACTCCATCTTTTCTTAACTGACACAGCAGTTTGTACATATATCATGATGCCTCGTTTATAGCATTCATATTTAATTATACCTATTAACTGCGGTGTTTCAAATCTGGAGTTGATTTGATTAGTTGCTCTATTACTATAAAGTAAATAATCTTCTATAACTACCACAGGTGCATAACCTGCTAAGCTATCCATTAACACAACATGTGCATCCCAATATGCATATTGATTAGGATACATTTCTGCTGATATATAACCGAACTTCGCAACCTTGTTTGTTTCTGTGTCGAACAGACACCAACCTGTAATACCCTTACCTTCTTTGAAATTACCTGATGGGTCTATTGCAAGTATGTATCTAGATTTCTTCGCATTCATACTTCTCACCCCAAGTCGTTGTAGTAAATTCAAGGTCTGCTATTACAGGTACATAAGTTCCTTCAAACTCTTGCATTATCTCTTTGAATTTATATACGTGTTGTTCCTCTCCTTCTGCTATTTCAAAAGATATTTCATCATGTATCTGCATTTGCATTCTACTTTTAAGTTTATTATCAGTTATATATTTATCTAAGGCACATATTTTTTCTTTAAGAAAGTATGCACCACTTCCTTGTACTAAACAGTTTATTAGTTTATGTCCAGATAACCCATAATATTTAACACCAAATAGATTTACTGCATAAGGTGCTGTCTTACATATCTCATAACAATATTCATGGTATGCTTTAACACCTGGGAATGCAGTATAATATGCATCATCTATTCTATGTATTGTTTCATCATCATAATCTGGAAACATTACTTTAATTCTATTAAACTGTGCTCCATAGTTCTTAGCGAAATTAACTCGCTTACCAACCTTACCTCTTAACTTTTTAAATTCTTCACTACTTGTATCTAAATCTGGAAATGCTACATGAGTTGTTGCTGCATGTACATCTGTTGGAACCCACTCTTTATTTAAGTTTTCATCATAATACCATTTCCAATCATAAGCATGTTTAATATGTTCAGGGTTTTTATAATCAAAATCTTCATAGTGGTATTGATACTCTCCACAACCTATACTTCCATCATCTATAATAGTCTTACATTTATAAGGCATATATGCACGACATAAGTTTAAGTCTGCATGTCCTACTAGTATTGTATATAATGCTTGAAGTCTTAATTCAATTTGGCTGTAATCTAAATAAGCAATACCTTTATATCCAGGTGTAGTTGTTATCATATTTCTTGGATGAAACAACGGTGTTCCATCATCCTTATTAATACCGAACTTTGGAAACTGTTGAAAGTCTGATGTAACTCTACCTGATACTGTACCTACTTGATTTATCTGTGTATATATTCTGTCTCCCTTTTTCATTTCTTTTATAAATCTTAATAGATATGTTGAATACCATTTCTCTAATGTTCTTAACTCTTGAACTAAACCAATGAACTTAACTACATCACTGTCTGGTTGTTTTGCTTTTAGTTCATCATATAATCTAGCAAGTGCTTCTTTACCTGTTGATGCTACACCTAATTTATAAGTTGCATTTAATATTTCTTTAACTGTTGGGTTTGCATTTACAGATATTTCTCTACCAATTAGATTATATAATTTAATTCTTTGTTGTCTTAGATACTCTGCCATATCTTTTGTTACATTTATTATGTAATCTTTATTCATTTGAAATCCACAACGTTCCATATGGAAGCAAGGAACTATAACTTCTTCCTCTCTTTTAAGTTGTTCTTCGTTATGTCTTGCTTCTATTGCTGGTGTTGTTAAATAATATATCTCTGCTGTCCATACAATATCATAACCAGCATACATCTTTAATGTATTTCTGTTTAATAATGTGTATGGTATATCAGATGATTCTACTTTACCTAGATACATGTTATCTCTTATTGCTTCAGGTATATTATTATACCAATTAGCATAAACATCTCTAACATTTTCAGGTAATGTATCTACGCTATGTAGTACATCTTTAAAGTATTCATCTAAATATTTCATAGTCCATATCTTATCAACAGCACGAAGTTTATTTTTTAAATCAACATTATATTCTTTAGCAATGCTTTGTCTTTCAGCAGCAAGTTCATGTTCATGTAACTTTGCATTACGGTCTATGAACTGTGTTGCATATTCTTTTAATCCTAAAGGTGGTCCACCATTTTCAGGTGTTAATGCATCATGTGCTATTCTTATACGAACCATAGTATCTGTTATGTTTCGTTCTGGATATTCAAATCCTAAGTTTGCTAACATATGTAAATCAAATTTTACATTATGTCCACATAAGTATTCACACTTAGTTGCAAGTTTAAACATAGTTAATACTGATTGAGTAAATAGTTTTTCATTTTCTAATCTATCCACATAATAAATATGTAACTCATCTCCATTAACTACGAATCCAAATTGTAATAAGAATGGTTTACTATTTCTAATATGTAACCCATCTGTTTCTGTATCGAAGAATATTACATCAGGTTTACCAGATTTAAAAAGTCCTACTACATCTAATAAATCTTGTTTAGATTTTATTTCAGTTTGTATATCTCTTAACTTACGCATCTGTCTCACCTACCCTATGTATATTTCCATTACGATTTATCATAGACATTCCTTGTCTAAATCTTTGTGTAGGTATTATATCATATCCTTCGTACTGTATGAATAAACCTTGTGTTAATTTCTGCATTAGTTTATTATATAGTTCATTATCAAGACCTGATGCTGCCATTAAATTTTGTCTATTAGTTCTAGATAATCTTTCAAGTTGTAAACATACACTAGGATTTTGATTATATAATTCTTGTAGTAAAGCAATACCATCATCATCTATTGTACTGTATTGTCTTTCCATTTCTACATATTCTTTAAACTTAAATGTTGGATTATCATAACACTCAACTAAATACTTACAAGCAAAGTCAACGTGTTCTTTAGTTACAATTATCTTTTCATATGTTGGATCGGTTGATACTAAGTATCCTGCTACAGCTATTGCAAGTCTTGATACTTTCTTCCATGCTTCTGTACCAAATATTTTTATATGTGAATCATACTTTTCATTTAGTTCATTACATTTAGATATAATGTATCTACCTATTTCTTTATCAATAATGATTTGGTCTATACTTCTACTCCATATCCATCTTATTCTAGTTCTGTAATCTTCAACTTCAAATGGTTGGTCTGCTTCCCAGAATGGGTCGATTACTTTATTACCTGTATCTCCCATTACTAACATTAAATCATATCTTGCCATATCTTCAGGTGTTCCTATTAAGTCTTGTAGTATTTCAATACCATTAGGATATGCATTAATTGGTTTAATTCTTCCATTATGTGACACAACATTTGTAAGTGTAATCATTCTAACTAATGCAGGTAATGTTAATGTACCTGATACTCTTGCAATTCTTACTTGATTACTACTACGAATATCAGTTAATTCTTTTATTAGGTTACCATTACATTTAGCAAGTTCTTCAAAGATTATTAAACCTCTATGGTTCATAGGTATTAAACCTGCTCTTGTTTGATAGTTACCATTTACTTTATTACTACCTCCAATAAGACCAGGTATTGTTGCACTGTTTCCTGCTAGAGATGTAAATGCACCTAAGCCATAAAGTTTTTGTAATGCTTCTGCTGTTGATGATTTACCTACACGAGACTCTGCCACTATTAGCGTGTCTAGATATCCTCGTATATTTTTGAATGTACCAAAATTAAATTCAAGTACAGTATGATAACTTAAATCTATTGCTTGAATTAATTTATTATATCCATTGTATCCTATGAATGCCTTTGCCATTTCAGTTAACTTATCTACTTTTTCTTTAGTTGTTCCTTCTAATGATGCAAACTTCTTTAACTGACTTTTAACTTCATCTGTTACAACGAAGTTAGTTACAGAGTCTGCCACTTCTTCTGCAGATATTATTATCATAGTTAGTTGTTGTCCTTTATAAGGATGTGGTACCAATTTATAGGTAACTAAATATTTCTTGCCACTCTCTAATCTTTTCTTTAAGACGTAAGCATTTAATTCAATCGTTGCTACATCTTTAGTTGTTAATTCAAAAAGGTCTGTAACGTTACATTGATATACAGTTTCTTTTGTTGGCTTTTCAACTGTAACATCTTTTTCATATCTACTAATTTTTAAAATATCTCTTATGTTCAATCTGATTTGGTCTTCAGTAAAATTATTATCTATCAATTTCAAAATATCTTGGCAGTTATTTTCATTTAGTTCCCAACTCTTTTCTTCTCCAACTAACATCTGATTACTCTTGGCATCTCCTGTATTGTTAACTTTCTTTGCATAGATAGTTGTTGGTACTGGCATTGCTTTCTCATAGGTAGCAACTACTTGGATATTAGATTGTACTACTCTGTTTATATACTGTGGTTTACTTGCTTCAAGTAATGTAACCAATGGTCTTTGTTTAACTGATTCTTCTCTTGCTTCTTCTTGTGTAAACACTGGTGCTTTAACTATATATTCTTTTAGTTGTTCAGCAGTTCCTTTATATTTTGTAAAGAAATCTGTGATGTCTTCACCGTGTTCTTTACATATTTCGTGGAAACCTGTAACAACTTTTACTTCTTGAGCATACGGAAATAGATAAGCAGCAAGTGCTTTAGCTCCAGTTATACCTGCTTCATCGTTATCATAACAGATTGCTATCTTTCTATTCTTAAAAGGATTGATGAAACGTGGAGTTGCTTTCTCTCCACCTGTTAAAGTAATAGCATTAAATCCATTACTACGACACACAGCCATATCCTTTTCACCTGCACATATGATTGTCCATTTATCTGGGTCAGTCTTTCTCCATATATCAAACGGAATAACTAATCCACTAATGGCACCAACTCTACTTCTTATTTTGTTTGCTCTATCAAACGGTCTATAACTTCTTACATCCACAATCTTATCAAACATTATTACTGGAAAGGCAAGTTCATCACCCACTTCCGTAGCAATGTTTAGTTGTTTAATGATTGGGTCTTTGATACCTAAATCATTTGCAACTTTATGTTGTTCTTCCGTAAGTTCTGTATTGTTTGTCCAGGAAAATATGTCTTCTTTAGTTGTGAATAACTTGTTTATTTTAGTTGCAGATTCATAACTACATCCTAATATTTCGGCTATGAATGCAACCTCACTTAAACCTTTATCACAGACTTTGCAATGGAATAGTCCTTTGTCTTTATTTATATGAGCACTAGGATTTGTTTCATAGTACTCTATTCCGTTTTCAGTATAGTGAGGGAAGGGACAACATACTGCTGTCTCCCTCTTACTGAAATCGTAATCGTTAAAATACTGTTCAAAGAATGACATTAGAAGTCTTCATCTATTGCTTGGTCTATATCAGCGTCAAGTTCAGGTGTAGTATCTTTTCCTTCTAATGGATAGATACCATCATTATTACCTGAGTAATCTAATGAACCATAACCTCTGTCATTAGCAACTACATCAATAATAACTTTCTTTCCTTTAATAACTTTTGCTACATCTTTAAGAGTTCCTTCTCCTTCAAGAGTAACTTTGCACGCTTTTAGAAGTTGACCAAGTTTATATTGTAAGAATGGTTTATCACTATCGAAATAATTTTCGTTAACAAATCCACCACCATCACATAGGAATGATACATTTAAGTATTCAGTTCCCGAATCTTTACCAGTTCTCATTTCACATTTAAAAACTGTAGCAGTATATCTACCATTCTTAACTGTGTTTTGACTAGGTTTATCTTTAGGTAACGCATTAAATTGAATCATCTTTCTTTGCCTCCTTTTCTATATCAATTATTGTTTTAATCAATTCAAACTTTCTTTCATAATAACTAACTAATGACTTCATCTCTTTTAATCTCTTGATGTAATGTTCATTCATGTTATTAATCTCAGTATTATAAAAGTCTTGAGTTGATTGTCTTTCTGTTTCATATGATTTAATATGACTATCCTTTTCTTTACATAGTCTAACTAAATCAACCTTACTTAATTGTTCATAAGGTACTTGAGTTGCCTCAAGTTTTTCTTGTTCTTCAACTATTTCTCCGTTGTCATTAAACTTTAGTTGAACATCTTTTACTTCTTCCATATTATCCTCCTATTAATCTGAAATAAGTTGACGATATAATTGTTTCATTATATCTAATGGCATATCTTCTAACTTGCCATCGAAACCTGCTGACTCTTTTAAAGATTTCCATACTGATTTACGTGCTGGTGTTGTACAATATTCTTTAATAGCCTTCATAGTTTCTTCTTTTTGTGCTTTAAGTAATACTTCAGGATCAACTCCCTCTGCTAGATACTGTCTTATTTGGTCTAGAAGTTCTGCTGTAAATTCATATTCTTCTCCAACTCTTAAGATTGTATATCTAGATTTTAATACTTCAGCAACTGGTGCTGTGCCATCTGGTGCACCTGCAGATACCATTCTTAAAACTAAATCTGGTTCGTACTTTAGTCCTTCTTGTTGTATTTGTTGTTCACCTAATGAAACTACTTTGTTCTTATTTTTAGTCTCATCAAATTCCATTCCAAACTTTTCTTTACTTCTAACCGTAGTAATTATATGGGCTTTAGGTGAACGGACTAAATCGAATATCAATTCCTTTTCTTTTCTATTCTCATCGGTACCCCAACTTCTATAACTATCAAGACCTGCTGCTTGTGCTTCAGTTACTTTATCTAGTAGTCCACCTTTACGGTTCCACATATGAGATATACTATCCATAATAACTACTTCAGCTCCGTCTGCTATTGCTGCTTCTCTTAATGTCATATAGTTGCTTGGTGCAAATCCATCATCAACAGTTAAATCAACTTTGTTAAAGTCTTTAACTTCTTCACCAGTATTAAGTTTAATCTTATCAAACAAATCTAATGATTGGTTCTCTGTATCTATTGCATAAACTTTATCCCAACTAGAAGCAAGTACTCTAGCAAATGCTAATGCTAATCCTGATTTACCAGTACCTTGTAGTCCTTCAATCATGATTGCGGCTTTAACTTTTTGACGTTCTACTTTACGGAATTTATTACTTACCATCTTACTCACCTCCTTTCAAATAATTGATGTAATTATTTATCACATCTATATCACTTGCATTGTTCTTTAATAAGCATTCAATGTTTTCTTCATAAGTATCTTTCATTATTAGATTAATAATCGTATGACCTAAATCTTTTTTATCTTTAGTTGTCGCTACGAATCTATCTTCTGCTTGTTGTATATCTCCTACTGGTGGATACTTATCTGTGAATATAGATGTTGACGCTGTGTCCAAGGTTATACCTTCCTTTGCTGCTTTAATATTCAAGAGTAGTAATTTAATTTTACCACTTTGAAAATCATTCTTCAATTCTTCTCGTCTAGATTTACTCGTCTCACCTATAATTAGATTAGAACAATTTAATTCTTTACCTAATAGTTTTAACCATTTAGTAAAGTTACTAAAGATTAAAATCTTTTTCTCTGGATAATCTTTTAGATATTGTTTAATCCAATCTACTTTAGGTGATGTACTTTTTAAATCTAATATCTCTGGAGATAAACATAACTGTCTTGTTTTAATCAGTACATCTAATACATTAACTGCCATAACCTTTTCATCTCCTGCTTCAAAAGTTTCTTTCAAGTCTTTAATGTATTTAGTTTGTTCCTTTGTACAGTTAAGTTTAATGGTTTCATAATCTTTAGATGGCAACCAATCCATAACCGACACACGCAAACGGCGTGTCGAAACAACATTTAAAAATTGTTGTAGTTCAATATCTTTACCAGGTTTGAATGTAGATATTTCTGTGTACTCTCCACTAGCATTCCATCTTGTTTCTTGTATAAAATAATAATCAATGAATCTCCAATAACCTGTAAATATATTAGGGAACAACCAGTGAAGTATACTATATATCTCATGTTGTTTATTAGGTGCAGGTGTTCCTGTTAATGCTATCTTAATTGGTATACCTGATAAACTAAACATTGCTTCTGCTTGTTTAGATTTATGATTCTTTATTCTATGTGCTTCATCTAATATACATGCTTCTATTGTTGCAAGATGTTTCTTTATATAATATAAATCTCCAGTAATACTATAAGTATTTGTTTTATTATTATATCTAGTTACTTCTCTTAAACATTCGTAACTAATAACTAATCCACCTGTGTTCCAATTATCAATAATACTCTTACGCTTTGTAGCAGTTCCATCTACGACTACACATTCTTGATCATTCCAACGCTTCACTTCATTAGCCCAGGTATATATTGTAGATGCTGGTGCTACTATTAAAAACTTATTTATTCCTCTTTCTTTTAATGTTCTAAGTGCAGTAGGTGTTTTACCTGTACGCTGTTCATTGAAGCACGCACAGTTTTTCCTTGCTGCTAAAAATTTTATATCTTCAATTTGATATGGGCGTAAATTTTTTACAGTTTCTTCTTTAAGTTCTGTAAGAATTTTACGCTGACTATCTAAAATTTGTTTAATTGTTTCAGGTTTAAAGCCAGCCTTTCTCATAAGTATTTCAGTACAAGGGAATACTTCTTCTTTGTTATGTTTACCTGTACCTTTTACATTATCTCGTTGGCTAGTTATTCTCAAAGGGGTCAACGCCATCTATCATCACCACATTTTCTGCATGTTGCTCAGTATTATTCAAAGGTATCTGTGTATAAATAAATACAGGTCCTTCTTTCTTACTCTCTTGTTTAGTTTGATTTAATAAAGTATTAAGTAACTGTGCTTGTCCTGTATTCTTATTTGATTCTACATCTTTAAGCATCAATGCTACTTTAGATTTCTTTAGTAAGTCTAGTTCTTCACTTATGAATGCGGCAACACGTACATCTGTTAGAAATTTCTTCCATAAAATAGGAGATATTTCTGTCTTCTCTGCTAACTCATAATGATTCATAAACAATGCTTGCTGTCCTATCTCATTGAACCAGCCCTGCATTTCTATCATATCATCTTCATTCTCTTTGAAATGAATATCTATCATCTTTAGCTTTGACATATTATACCTCCTTAAATTTTTTAACTTCATTCATAAATGCTTTCATACTATGGTATGTTTCTTGGTCTAACTTAGGTGCTATTATTGGTCTTCCATCTACACTACGTTTCATTTCTTCTAGTAATTTATACTGTGTGTTAGGATGGATACCTGTAATATCTCTTATTTGTCTCATAGAATATCCGTACTTTCTATAAGCAATTAGTTGTTCCTCTCTACTAGGTACAAAGTTTCTGTCACCTATGTATACTTGGTTAACTAACTTCTTTATAGTTGCTGGTACTATCTCTCCAAATCTAGAGAACACATCTACCAAATCAAATACTATTACGTTATGATTATACTTCTCAAGTAATCGTTTGATATAGTTATAGAACTCTATCTCATCTAGTCTTTGTTGTGGTAAACTCTTTTCATCGATACCTGTTAACATACTACTACCTCCTTTAACAGGTTAGACACTACTAATATAAAAGTATCGTGGCAGTGCTACTGAAATTTTCGCACGCTCTGCGAAAATTTCTGTCGCTTTGCCTAAGATACGTGGGAACATACATTGTGTCACATAGGTACACTTACTCTATGCTGTATCTACCTGATACATATATTGTATCACAGTAAAAACAAATTGTCTAGTGTCTAATTAAAAGATTTAATTTTATCTAGTAGAGTTTTCCATACATCTATGTCAAACTTCTCTCGATAATACTTTAATAATCCTGAAGTGTATTCAGGTTCAACAGATTGAAGCCAACTAATATTACCTTGTAACCACCAACAATCTTCTAATTCAAAGTTGTCTTTGTATTTAATAAAGTAATATATATTATCTTTAATCTGTCTTTTCTTTTTATGTCCAACTGTTAACTCGTTGTCTTTGTTGTACATTATACCTAGGTTCCAGTTACGTCCTGCACTAGAACCGAATCTAGTTTTTTCTTCTTTAATAGTTAGAGGAGTATCTTTAAAAATTTCTTTTATTAATTCAATAACTGTTTGATAATCAAACTTTTCTTTTGCAGATATTAAAATGTCATCTGCATATCTAGTATAAACATATCTTTGTTTCTTAAAATTCTTTTTATATAATGTATTTAACATATGAGTTATCTTATAATCAAACTCAATCATAATCATATTAGTTAACCAAGGTGACATCGGTGTACCTTGAGGTAACTTATTATTTAAGCAACTTAATTTTGCTAAACATTTTAAAAATTCATAAGTACTTTCTCCACCTAATCCAAATGGATATAACTTTAATAATTGTTTTACTATAAATTCTTCATTGCAACTACCAAAGAAATCTTTTAAATCAATCTTTAAAAACCATCTAGATTTATTTGCTTGATGTTCTTTAACTGCATCTATTACACTACGTCTTTTAACATAAGCAAAAGCAGAATCATGTGGTAATAATCTAAAGTCTCTTATTATATCTCTAGATATTTCACGCATGAAATCTTTTAGTTCATCATCAGGTGCATCAATAGTTCTAAATCCACCTGTATGTTTAGGTATCTTAAATTCGTTATACATTTCATTTACATTATGTTTATCTAAAAAGTTTTTAATAATGTTTTTGTATTTAATTACTTTGTCTTTATAATTATTAGGAACATCTATGATTGTACCACATTCAGATACTTGCGTACGATAGAACTTAGATGTTGTTTCTGGTACATCTCCAAACAATGCATCTACTTCATTATATTCTTTCGGTGCTGTTCCTTTCTTTATACTTACTATGTACATCTTCGTTCACCTCCTCATGTGTAACTCTATCTTTAACCTCTGCATATTTAGCATCGTTAAATCTTTCTAATGTACCTACTAAATAACCTGTAATTCTTCTGATGCGTTCAAACTTAACTCCTTCTCCTACAATTATTTGTTCTTTAGTTTCCATAATATTCCTCCTCATTAAATAAAACTATTTTATTTTGCTTACGAGTTTCTTTCATATCAATTAATCTTTGATTAGAAGAACCTCTAAACAATAAAGATAGATTTCTTTCAGCCATTACAAATCTACCATCAACTAATACATCAATAACATCTAAGAACTTATTAATGTTCTCATTGTTCATTGCTATTAGTTCTTCATAAGTGAAGCCTGTGTATACCCAGATGTTTAATCCTTTATTGATAGCGTACTTTGCTATATCTAAACAAGTATCTGCTTGATACATAGGATCACCACCACTGAAAGTTATTCCATCGTGGTACTCTAAACTATCTATAACTTCTTTAACATAATCTGTAGATACTAAAGCACCACCATTAAAGTTCCAAGTCTGTGGATTGTGACAGCCTGGGCAATGATGATTACATCCTTGCGTCCAGATAACTGCACGAAATCCTGGACCATCAACTATACTTTCAGTTTGTACATCTGCTGCTAATCTTATATACATATAACTCCTTTCTTAACAATTAATAATACTTGTAATATTTATAGATGTGAAGGATTCGGAGAACACCGACTGCGAATGAGACTTTCTGCTACGGGGAGTGTTATCCTGGCTGTGGATGCAGCGTCTTCACGACGGTTCATCTAGGATTGTGCATGTCACTGGCACCCTTGGGTCCCTCCAGAAGCTCAGATCACCATCACGGTTTCTGATTCTCGTCCTAACATCTTGAAACTTCTTCTTTCTAGATAGAAGCAACTAAGT